GCCGCTGGTGCTGTCATGGACAGTGAGTTGACCAATGAGACTGCTGTTAAGTCTCTAGACCAAGGCGTTGCTACTACTGACACTCCAACCTTTGCAGGTCTTGCGACTTCTGCCAACGTAACCTTCGGTGACAACGACAAGGCCATCTTCGGTGCTGGTAGCGACTTGCAACTCTATCACGACGGAAGTACAAGTTTTATTGACGATGTAGGCGATGGAAACCTACACATTAGAACTGACGGCGCTTCGATTAAGCTCAGAACTTCTGCAAACGCAGACATGATTGTTGCGGAAAATGGCGGTGCGGCGAAGCTATATCATGCGGGTTCACAGAAGCTCGCAACCCTAAGTACAGGCATCGACGTAACTGGCGCAGTTGTTGCTGATTCCTTAACAGTTGGTGACAGCCATACGATTGGCAATGGAACAGGAGATAACCTTCTCATTCAGTCGTCTTCCGGCGAAAACATTACGATTCGGGCAGGTTCTACAAGAGAAATTCTACTTCAGACTGATAATTCGTCTGGTAATGCCGTACAAATATACGCCAACAACAATGTGGCGTTTTATGAGGATACGGGAAACACTCCAAAACTCACGTGGGACGCTAGTGCTGAGTCATTAACTTTCGGCACAAACCTAGCCATAACCACCAACGAAATAGATGTGGCTACTGGCAACCTAACACTAGACGTTGCGGGAGAAATTATTCTTGATGCTGACGCCACAGGAATTGTTCAATTTGCAGATGCAGGAACTGAGTTTGGTAGAATTTACGGCTCTAACAATAACTTAAATATAAAATCTACTATTTCTAACGAAGACATACTTTTTGTCGGTAATGATGGCGGCAGTGATGTCACAGCCTTAACACTGGATATGTCAGCGGCAGGTGCGGCCACTTTTAATGCTGGGGCTACTTTTGGATCAGGCATCGACGTAACGGGTACTGTGACGGCTGATGGTTTGACTGTTGACAATAACAGTAGCGATGCAGTGTTAAGTATTCAAGGGGGGTTGCCTTCAACAACTACGGGTGACGCTAAGTTAGAATTTGTCGGCGCTACAAGCGCAAGTGGGGTCGGAGGATACGCAAACATTCTTGTCGATGTTCCGTCTGGTGGGAAGTCTGACATGTACTTCCAGACGGCATTGAGTGGAGGGTCTACCGGACGGTTAAATAGGCTCAAGATTGACGGCAACGGAGATGTGTCGCTGTATGAGGATACGGGCACGACTGCGAAGTTGTTCTGGGATGCGTCTGCGGAGTCTTTGGGTATTGGCGACACGTCACCTGACGGCATCCTTGATGTAGAAGGCTCAATTACCATAGCGGGTTCACAGGCTGGCGTTATATTTAACCCAACAGTGACTCCTGCAAATAACAACGTAGGCTCTGTTGGTCTTGTCTCTGGAACGCTTAACGCTCCTGCCTCTGCTAATGCTAGTTCTAAAATATCAGGTCTTAGAGTTGCTCCAACAACGTCTGGCAGTTTCAACGGTGCAGGAGAAATTGCTGGCGTTAAGGTAGAAACCTTTAATGGTCAAAGCGCAACACTTGCAACAGGTCTTTACGTTGATGCTCCTACAGGCGGCGACGTTAATTATGCGGCTATTCTAAATGGCGGGAATGTTGGTATTGGCACAGACAGTCCAGCGTTTAATTTAACAACACAAGGTAGCAGTGGAACAGTAACGGTTGCGTCTAAAAATACAGGCGGCAATGCAGGTGTTTATATAGAAGCCTCTAATACTAATACTGCAAAACTAGAACTAGCAGAAGCAGGCACAGGCAGTTATAGCTTACAAGTAGGCAATGACGATGCTTTGATGTTTTTTGATGACTCAGCTGAACGCATGCGCATCGACTCAAGCGGCAACTTGTTGGTTGGTAAGACTGGTACAAGTTTTTCAACCGCTGGTAGTCGATTAACGCCTGATGGTGGAGGTCAATTTATTGTCAACGAAGCCGCTTGTATAGAAGTCAATCGACTTTCTAACGATGGTATTCTAGTTGGGCTGTACAAAGACGGCTCAGCAGTCGGTAGTATTGGTGCTAAAGGTGGCACAGCGTATCTTATTGGTTCTAGCAAAGGTCTACGAGTAAGTGGTTCTGGAGTAATTCCAATAACTACTGGAGGAGCCAACTCAGACGCTACATACGATATAGGCGACCAAGATGTTCGCTTCAAAGACCTTTACCTGTCAGGCGGTGTTAGCACCAATACTGCAACTGGTCTTTCAATCACCGCTGACTCTTCTAACAGAGGCATATTGAACCTCAGCACTAGCCAGTCATATCAATTAATAGGCGGCTCGCATTACGGTTACACAGGCTACAAAACTGGCGGCTACCATCGTTGGTTTGGCTCTGATGGCAGTGAGGATATGCGCCTTGATAGCTCTGGCAACTTGTTGGTTGGGACTACTTCCTCTTCAGGAAATACAGCAGGAGCTAGAATATCTAATACTGGTGCGGCAACTTTTGCGAGAGATTCCGACTGTTTGCTTTTAAACAGACCATCAACAACTGGAACTGTTGTTGATTTTAGACAGGCAAACTCAACGGTTGGAACCATTAGCATTACTGCTTCTGCTACTGCTTACAACACCTCATCAGACCAACGCCTCAAAGACAACATCGTAGACGCACCTTCTGCTTCTGACGACATTGACGCTATTCAAGTGCGTTCGTTTGACTGGAAGGCTGACGGTTCACACCAGAAGTACGGCATGGTTGCTCAGGAACTACAAAGCGTTGCACCAGAGGCTGTGTCTGGAGACGCTGACTCAGAAGACATGATGGGCGTAGACTACTCAAAGCTAGTACCAATGCTGGTAAAAGAAATTCAATCACTACGTGCCAGAGTGGCACAACTTGAAGGAGCTAACTAATGGCTACATGGACTATCGCAAACCTTGAGCGTAACTTGGCAGACGGCGGTGTTACCGTTGCGCACTGGCGTGTTACTGAATCTGAAACTGTTGGTGACGAAACATTCACTGCCTCTGCTTACGGCACGTGTGGCTTTACGCCTGACGCTGATGCTGATGACTTTGTTGCTTACGACAGTTTAACAGAGGCTACTGTATTGGGCTGGGTACACGCAGAGGTAGACCAGAGTGCTACTGAAGCGGCACTGACAGCTAACATCGAAGCGCAGAAAAACCCTGTGTCTGCTGATGGTATGCCGTGGTAAAACATGCGCTACTTTGTGTTCTTTGTTCTTGTGACTTTGTCACTGTCAGGTTTTGCTCAGAATAGAGCAGAGGTTGAAGGAGAAGTAGAAGTAGAAGGTATTCCTTCTGTACTACCAGACAACGATCAAGAAGGTGACTTGAACAGCAACACACAAGTCGGTGGTAATAACACAGAAGGTAGTTACAACAGCAGCAAGACGTACAACGGAGCAGGTTCAAGTGGTATGCCTGTCAACACAGCAATCAGCCCTAGTTTGATGTCTAACGGTTCTGAAAGCTGTCTCCAAAGTATTACAGGTGGTGTGCAGTTGGTGGGTCTTGGTTTGTCCTCTGGTAAGTACATGCAGGACACTGAGTGCAACAGAAGGAGAGACAGTATTACTCTTTCTAACATGGGTATGAAGGTAGCAGCTGTATCGCTAATGTGTCAAAACCCTAACGTATGGAGAGCTATGATGATGTCTGCTACTCCTTGCCCTATCATCAAGAATGGTAAGTTAATAGTAGGCAAAAGCGCTTTACTAGAAATTAAACGTAACCCTGAGTTGCACATTGTGGACTACTCAGAAAGCAAGGACTACTACGACAACATACTAGGAGTTGGCTCGAATGACACGACTGAGGTTGAAAGCACTACTAGCGTTTCTGCTCGTTTCCGCACCAGCGTACAGTAACGAGATTGACGACCTAGTTAACGCTAGTCAGTCCATACGTGACACGTTTAAGTACGGCATCAAGGCTGTTGGTGGTTTACAGGCTTACGCACCTTTAGGCGGCATTGCTCCAACAGGGACTGTAGACCAAGGCAAGATTAGCTACAACCAGTCTAAGGCTTACAACGATGCTCTAGCTGCTGTACAAAACGCTACGTACACTTATGATCCTGGCGCTCAAGAGTACTTTGATAATCAGGCACAACAGGCCATGAATGAAGTCAACGCCGCTGTAGATGCGTACGTACAAGCTGCTCAGGTAGTGATTGAAGTAGCCACAGTTAACGAGATGGCTCAGGACGCACAGGAAGCTGGAGACGAAAGAGGTGCTATGGCACTGCAGGAGTACATCGAAGCTAACGACGTTGTGCTTTCGGACGCAGAGGTAGACTTCTACAACGAGTCTTTGGACAACGTAGAGTCCGCTGCTCAGACCGCTGCTGCGTACTTTGCTGTTGCTAATGACGAAGAACTGGTAGCTACAGCGGACGAAATGGCGTACGACATTAGAGTTACCTATGCAGAGGCTGCTACTTCTTTCTTTGACGTCGCTACTTCAGCAGTATGGGTATCGTTTGACGGTGGTGAAACAATACAAGGTTTAGCTTTAGGTGGATACTTTGTAACTGTTGAGTCTGTTCTTATTGAAGGTGAAGACACAGAATTCTTTAGAACTTCACCAGAAGGCGGTTGTTGGTTTGCTCCGGACTATGAGGCGTGTCTAAATGGCGCTTGATGATCTAGAGTTAAACATAGGTGGACAGTCGTTTAAGGGTGTTTACGTAGCAGTAGTAGTGTCCTTTGCGTCAACTATTGCTGGTGGTATCTGGACAGCCTCAGAATTCTTTAGCCGTCTAGAGGCTCAGGAAGCCGCTGTAGAGGCTGCAGGAGTAACCGCTAGTACCCTACAGGCTAGGTTCGAAGATTTGCGTGAGAGCCAAACAGAAGCCTTACAGGGCTACCAAGTGACCATAGCTAACATGCAGCAGTCACTAGAAGACAACGACGTAGCTAGTCTGCAGGGTAAGTTAGCTGAACTAGGCACAAACCTAGAAGCGATCATGGAAGCACAGAAGGAATTGTTAGACCTACGTGACCGTGTAGCAGCAGTAGAAAAGTCTAACGCAGAAGCAGTACTAAGGGTAGACAACAGGCTTGAGTCACTCAAAGACACTAACGAAAGACTTAAGCGTATACAAAAAGAAATAGACGATATCTGGCTTGGCCTAGATTCAATAGCAAATCCTTTGGGGTAACGCATGACAAAGACAGAAGAATTACTAGCTAGAATCGAAGGTCACGAAAAAGAGTGTGCTGTACGTTACGAAATGATTCAAATGCAGTTAGACGAAGGCGGTAAAAGATTTGACAAGCTAGAGCGTATGGTTCTGTCTATCTACCCTTTTATTATAGCTAGTATTGTTGTTGCGGAGTACTTCAGATGATGCAAGCACTAATTGGTCCTATTGTTAACCTTGTGGGCGGACACCTGCAGCGCAAGGCAGAAGAAAAGAAAGCTGTACATGAGCGTAAAATGGTAGCCATACAGCAAGACGCAAACTGGGAAAACATACATGCAAACAACGCGGCTAACTCGTGGAAAGACGAATGGTTTACCATCTTGTTTTCAGTCCCTTGTGTACTTGCGTTTTTTCCCTCTATGGTTCCTGTAGTTATGGCAGGCTTTGAAGCACTAAACGGCATGCCTGAGTGGTACAAAGGATTCTTAGGTGCTGCTGTAGCAGCGTCGTTTGGGCTACGTGGTTTAGCTAACTGGAAGAAGTAAACTATGGCGTATTACGTAGGCACACAACAGTTTCCTAGTATTTACGATGCCGTTAGGTACTTAGCAGCTAATCCTCAACCAGGAGCTACTATTACGTCTACGCCTGTACAAAGTAAACCTGCGCCTCCAACAAAATCAGGAATGCTTACTGGTACAGCAAGTGACCCAACAAAAAGACAGCCTGGAGAAACTGGGCCGTTTGACCCAACAGGTGGTCCTGTAGGTGGAACAACAGAAGAAACAGGAACTGACACACCTGAACCTGCTCCAGCACCTGCACCAGAACCAGAACCAGAGCCTGAACCTGAGCCTGAAGGTGTAACTACGTTTACATTCTTTAGAGGTGTCGAAACAGGTGATGCTAACCCTAATGCGCTGTATGCAAGAGGTGACGCTACTCAAGTAACTGAAGCTGAACTACGTGAGTACTTCAATGACGAAGGCTCTAGAATGCTTCAGCAAGCCTTCGGTGACTTTGATAACTATCTTGCTTACATGACTGAGCGAGAAGAGTTAATTCAAGCTGGTGACTACGATGTAGGTAACTGGGACGAATACACTGGAGGACTAACTGAAGACCAGCTAATGATCCTTGAAGGCGAGGATCTTACTCAATACACCGATAGCGATCAAGACGTTTACACCGAAGCCTATGGTCAGCGAATGCAGGAGCAGTCTTCTGCTTATGATCGCTGGGTCAACTCTGAAGAAAACCAAGCGTTACTAGCTAAGTACGGCGTAGGTTCTACAATCTACAACCAAGACGGCGACAAGTACGAGTGGAACGGCTCTGCTTATGTAAAGACTTACAAAGTAGACGACCACATGAGTTTTGGTGATTACCTGAAGTTAGGTATTCAGATAGCTGCTGGTGCTGCTCTTGGTGGTGCAGGAGTTGGTTCTACTGTTTCTTCAGCACTAGGCTTAAGTGGTACAACAGCTGCTGCTGTTTCTGCTGCTGTTAATTCAGTTCTTTCACAAGCAACAACCAGTATTTTAAGAGGCGAAGGTGTAGACATAAGTCTCGAAAGCATTATTCAGTCTGCTATTACTGGAGGAATACTAGACACCGACGCTGCACAGGAAGCACTCCAAGCATTAGAAACAGGTAGTGAGTTTGCTGACGCTGTTATTCAAGCTGGTGTTATTAACGCAGCAACACAGCTAGTCACAAGTGGTGAACTTGATGCTGAGCAACTTGCACAAGCAATGCTTCAGGCAGGTCTTTCTGACCAGTTTAGTGAGTACTTAGAAAGTCTAGAGGACATGGCAGGGTCAACAGTTGACCAGCTTGAGGACTTCTTTAGAGGCTGGGTTCCTGACGTAAGTGTTATTGAAGACTTTTTGTCACAAATAGAAACTGACTTAAACACTGACATTTCTGACTTCCGTGAACAATTTGAAAGTATTGTGGAAGGCGTTGGAGACGTTGTAGAAGAAATAGACGAAGACGAGCTAGAGTACCGAATGGGCGAAGGCTACGTTGATCCTGGTTCGTACGACTATTACATTGACCCAGACGGTAATAGAATTTTAAGTCAGGACGTTGACGTAACTTATGATCCAAACGACGGTACTTATAGAGACGCTGACGGTAACATATATGAATTAGGCGGAACTGCAGTAGTAAATAACGACGGTACTGTTGATTACTACGACGGTTACATTGAAGACGGCGCTTCTATTATTGCTTCAGGAGAAATTCAGTTAGGTCAGGACGGTATCTATGACTCTGACGGTAATCTTGCTTATTATCAAGACGAAGGTCAGTGGTACGACGCTGAAGGTAATATTGTAGATGACCCTGCTCTTGTAGACCAATTAGTAGGTTTAAGCGAAGGTCAGGTTCCTTATGATCCTAGACAACCTTCAGATACTGATTTTCAAACTGCTATTGATAGCGCAGTAGAACAACAAGACATTGGTTCCATTGTTGACCACATGACAAGCATTGGAACAGGAGTAGACGCTAACGGATTCTTTAGTCTTTCTGATTCAGATCAAGAAGTACTAATGGGTTTGTTTGGTGTTTCAACTCAAGAAGAGTTAGTTGAAGCACTAGCTCAGTCAGGATACACAATACACACTGACGGCACTCAGGTAGTAATAGACTTTAACTACGACAGAAGTGAAGAGTACGGTCAGATTAATGACGTAGACGAATCTGGCAACATTATTGGTGTACGAGACCCTAACGAACCAACAGAAATTTTTATAGATCCTGACTACGATCCTCCTGAAGAAGCACCTGAGCCGGAACCAGAGCCTGAAACAGGAGGTGGCGGTGGTGGCGGAGGTGCTTCTACTACTGCTCCTCCTGACGATGACGACCCACTAGCTGACACTGTTCCTACTGCTGACGACACAGCTGAAGAAATACAGAAGGAACAAGCCAGAGCCGCTGCAGAGGAAGCACAAAAAGAACAATCTGCAGAAAGACAACAGAAAGAAACTCAAGCAGCAGAGCAACAACAGAAGGACGCAGACGCTGCAGCCGAACGTGCTGCTAAGGACGCTGCTGCTGAAGCTGCTAAGGACGCCGCTGAGCGTTCCGACAAGGAAACTGCTGAAGAAGCTGAGAAAGAAGCTGCTGCAGAAACACAGCAGAAGGAACAACAGGCTGCAGAAGAAGCACAGAAGGAAGCTACTGCTGAGACTGAGCAGAAGGAAGCTGAAGCAGCCGAACGTGCTGACAAGGAAGCTCAAGCAGAGACTGAACAAAAGGAAGCTGAGGCTGCTGAAAGGGCAGACAAGGAAGCTCAGGCTGAAACTCAGGAAAAGGAACAGCAAGCTGCTGAGGAAGCTAAAAAAGAAGCTCAGGCTGAGACTGAGGAAAAAGAAGCAAGAGAAGCTGAAAAAGTTGAAAAAGAGCGTCAGGCAGAAACCGAAGCAAAAGAAGCTGAGGAAACTGAAAAGGACGCCGAAGAAACTCAAAAGGAACAACAGGCTGAACAGGAAGCTAAGGACGAAGCTGCTGAACAAGTAGAGAAAGAAGCTGAAGCTGAAACTGAAGAAAAGGAACAGCAGGCAGCAGAGCAGGCACAGAAGGACGCTGAGGCAGAGACTCAAGAGAAAGAAGAGCAGGCAGCGGAAGAAGCTCAAAAGGAAGCTGAAGCAGAAACCGAAGAAAAAGAAAGGCAGGCTGCTGAAGAAGCTCAGAAAGACGCTGAAGCTGAAACTGAGGAAAAGGAAGCTCAAGCTGCAGAGCAAGCTCAAAAGGACGCTGAGGCAGAGACTCAGGAAAAGGACGTAGCTGAACAACAGCAAAAAGAAGCAGAAAACCAAGAGAAAGAAACTCAGGCTGAGCAACAAGAAAAAGAGGCTGAGAATCAAGAAAAGGAAGAAGCTGCTGCTGAACAGGCTAACAAAGAAGCTGAAAACCAAACTAAAGAAGAGCAAGCGGCTGAACAAGCTGCTAAAGAGGCAGAGACTCAGGAAAAGGAAGCGATAGCAGCTGAGGAAGCTGAGAAGGACGCTGAGCAGACACAGAAGGAAGCTCAAGCTGAAACTCAGGAAAAGGAAGAGGTAGCTGCAGAGGAAGCTAGAAAGGAAGCTGACGCAGAAACTGAAGCTAAGGACGCAGAGACTGCTGAAAAAGACGCTCAGGCTGAAACTGAAGAGAAAGAAGAAGCTGCCGCAGAAAGAGCAGAGAAGGACGCTCAAGCTGAAACTGAAGAAAAGGAAGCTGCTGAAGAGACTAGAAAAGAAGAAGCAGAAGAAATAGCCAAGGAAGCTGCCGAAGAACTGCAGAAGGAAGAAGCAGAGCAGACTGAAAAAGATCAACAAGCTGAACAAGACGATAAGGATCAACAGGCTGCTGAAGAAGCTGACAAGGAAGCCGAAGCGCAAGAGAAAGAAGCTCAAGCAGAAACCGAAGACAAGGAAGCCGAAGCGCAACAAAAAGAAGAAGTAGCTGCTGAAGAGGCACGTAAAGAAGAACAAGCTGCCGAAGAGCAAGCTAAGGAAGCTCAAGCAGAAGCTGAAGACAAGGAAGCTGAAAACCAAGAGAAAGAAGAAGTAGCTGCAGAGGAAGCTGACAAAGAAGCTGAGGCTCAAGAGAAGGACGCTGAAGAGCAAGCCAAAGAGCAACAAGCAGCAGAGGAAGCAGATAAGGAAGCTGAAGAGCAACAAAAAGACGCTGAGGAAGCTGCTAAGGACGCTGAAGAGGACGAGAAGGAACAGCAGGCTGCTGAAGAAGCTGGCAAGGAAGCTGAGCAAACTCAAAAGGAAGCCGCTGCTGAAACTGCAGAAAAAGAAGAAGTAGCTGCCGAAGAAGCTCAGAAGGAAGCCGAAGCTGAAACAGCAGAGAAGGAAGCTGAGGACGAAGCTAAGGACGCTGAAGAGGCTGAAAAGGAAGCTGCTGCTGAAACTCAAGAGAAGGAAGAAGCCGCAGCAGAAAGGTCAGAGAAGGAAGCTGCTGCTGAAACTCAGGAAAAAGAAGAAGCAGAACAAGCACGTAAAGAAGAAGCTGAGCAAGCACGTAAGGAAGAAGCAGAGCAAACACGTAAGGAAGAAGTAGCAGCAGAAGAAGCCGCTAAGGAACAAGCAGCTGAAGAGCAAGCTAAGGAACAAGCCGCTGCTGAAGAAGCCGCTAAGGAACAACAAGCGGCTGAAGAAGCTACCAAAGACGAGAATGCTCAGAAGGACGCTAGTGCAGAAACCGAAGCTAAGGATGCTGAACAAGCCAATAAGGACGCTGCTGACGAACAGCTAGAGAAGGATCTTGAGTCTTCTGAGCAAGAGCGTAAGGACACCGAAACACGTGGTAAGGACACTACAGGAACTGGAGACGGTGCAGGAGATGGTACTGGTGCTGGAACTGGTGTAGGAGACGGTACTGGAACTGGAGGCGGTTCAGGTGCTGGAACAGGGACTGGTACTGGTGATGGTTCAGGACCTGGTGTTGGTAGCGGGACAGGCATGATGGCAGCTGCGGCAGCACCCCAAAGAACTGACTTTAGTCCTTTCATGTCAGGCATTACTTACGAGTTGCCTACTTTAGAAGAAATAGGTCAAGCACCACAAGTTGACTACGTAGCGTCTCTGGAAGAAACATTAGGTCCAATCGGAATAACAAGCAGTTTGTTTAAGGAATATATCGGATGACATACTTGAACCTTATGAACAACGTGCTACGCAGACTGCGTGAAGAAGAAACCACGTCGGTTACTAGCACTACTTATAACAAGATGGTTAGTGACTTTATTAACGACGCTAAGAAGTTAGTAGAGGAGTCTAACGACTGGTCAGCCTTGAGAAGCACTATTACTGTTTCTACTACAGCTGACGACAATACGTATTCCTTGACGGACTGTGGTGACAACGTAAAAGTTATGTGTGTTCTTAACGACACTAGTAACGTCTTTATGGAGTACCAAAGTAAGGACTGGTTTAACGAGCAACTGTACATCAATAACGCTGCTACAGGCGCACCTATGTACTACACGTACAACGGCCTTGACGCTAGTGGTGACACGCAAGTACTCGTAGGTCCAACACCAGACGGTGTGTACAGCTTGCGGTTTGACGTGATTAAACGACAGGCTGACTTGAGTGCTAACACTGACACACTGCTAGTACCTTCACAACCTGTGATACACCTAGCTGTTGCTTTGTTGGCTCGTGAACGTGGTGAAACAGGAGGAACTTCTACTGCTGAGTACTTTGGTATTGCTGATAGGTACTTGTCTGACGCTATCGCAATAGACGCAGCTAAGCATCCAGAAGAAATGTACTTTAGGACTATCTGATATGGCTCAAGAACTACGTAGCATTAATCTTGTAGCACCAGCGTTCAAAGGTATTAACACCGAAGATTCGCCGTTGGCACAAGACCCGTCGTTTGCAGAGATTGCAGACAACGCTGTGATTGACAAACGTGGTCGTATTGCGGCACGTAAGGGTCATAGTGTTATTACAACTGACAAGACAGCGTTAGGCTCTGGTTCTATCAGAGCTATAAAGGAGTTTGAAAGAAGTAGTGGTAGCAACGTAGTTCTGTCTGTAGGCAACAACAAGATATTCACAGGCACTACTACGCTTACTGACGCTACACCTGGTAGCTACACGATCACAGCAGACAACTGGAAGATTGTTAACTTTAACGACAAGGCGTACTTGTTTCAAGCTTCCCATGCACCTTTGGTGTACGACGGTACTTCCGTAGTCCGTCTAGACTCAGTAGCGGGTGCTGCTGGTGTTGTGCAAGGTAATGAAGTTTGTTCTGCTTATGGGCGTCTTTGGGTAACAGGTCTTAGCACCAGTCCTTCTACTGTTTATTGGTCTGACTTGTTGATAGGTCATGACTACTCAGGCGGCACTAGTGGGTCCATTGACATATCCAAAGTCTGGCCTGACGGGTACGACGAAATTGTTGCTTTGGCTGCACACAACGGCTTCCTTATCATTTTTGGTAAGCACAGCATTGTGGTGTACCAAGGAGCAGAAGCACCAGCTACAATGACATTGGTAGACACTGTAGCAGGCGTTGGTTGTGTAGATAGAGACACTGTGCAGTACACTGGTACTGACGTACTGTTCCTATCACACACTGGTTTGAAGAGCTTTGGACGCACAATACAACAGAAGTCCATGCCTGTTAGCAGTTTGTCAGGAAACATTACTAAGGACATCATTAATGCCCTGCAGACAGAAAACACGTTCTTTAGGTCTGCTTATAGCCCTGAAGAAGGTTTTTACTTACTAACTTTTGTAGGTCAGGACAATACCTACTGTTTCGACGTTAGAGGCACAACAGAAAACGGTTCTTACCGTGTCACTCGTTGGCCTTCTACAGGCTTCACAGCCTACACACGTTTGGACAACGGTGACTTTTACATAGGCACGTCAGAAGGTATTAGTCAGTACGTGGGTTATCAGGACAACGGTTTAGGCTACCGCTTTAAGTACTACAGCCCAAGTTTGACATTTGGTGATAGCTCCCGCATCAAGATTCTTAAGAAGCTAAAGCCTACGTTAGTGGGTGCTAACAACGCAACAGTATTTATGAAGTGGGCGTATGACTTTGAAGGTACGTACGCAACAGCAGAGTTTACAGTAGGAGACCAGATTACTGGTTTCTTCGGTGAGAGCGAGTACACAACTGTGGAGTTCACAGGTGGCGCTTTGACCAACCAAAGAAGTTTAAATGCAACAGGCTACGGAACTAGTGTTGTTGTAGGTTTAGAAGCAGAGATTGACGGTTCACAGCTGTCACTACAGGAGATCAACGTAATGGCTTTGATAGGTAAATTACTATGAGCGACACATTAAGACAACTATTGGGTTTAGGTGCTTTAGGCGCTGGTGGTTTACTTACAGGTAAAGCTTATCAACGCCTTGGCGACATAGGTGAACAAGCAAGAAGGGAAGCAGGCGACATTGCTACTACTGGTGTAGAGCAAACACGGTTTATGCCCTTCACAGTAACGACAGGAACAGGAGGAGCATTAACTACTACTCCTGAAGGTGGTCTTACTGTAGGCTTGTCTCCTCAAGAACAGGCGTTCCAACAGCAGATGTTTGGAGGTGCAGGTCAGTTTTATCAACAGGCTATGCAACCTACGCAGGCACGTGAGCAGGCTGTCTTTGAACGAATTAGGGAAGCACAGCGTCCTGAAGAGGAACGTCAGAGGCTTGCTACTGAAGAGCGTCTAGCGGCACAAGGACGCTTAGGTTTGCGTACAGCGCAGTTCGGAGGCGCTCCTGAGCAGTTTGCTTTGGCTAAGGCTCAGGAAGAAGCACGTAACCAAGCGATGCTAAGTGCAATGCAACAGGCGCAAGCTGAGCAGATGCAACAGGCACAGCTAGGTGGTCAGTTCATGGGTGCTAGTTACACACCTCAAGCGCAAGCATTGAACGTCCTACAAGCAGGTATGCCAGCTGCACAAATGGCGCAACGTGGTCAGCTGACTGGCGCTGGTTTGTTTGGTGAAGCACAAATGGGTGGACTTGAGGCACTGCTTGGTTCAGGTCTTGGACAAGCTAACCTCTACGGTCAACTAGGTACTGGTCTCCTGTCAGGACTGTTGACACCACAGCAAGTTGGCATGGGTGGCGGTGTTACTGAGATTGTTAACCCACTGTTCGATCTATTAGGCATAGGAGGCTAAGATGGCTACGTTTTCAAAAGGAATAATACAGGGTCTTATGCAGCCTGCATTTGGTCAAAACCTGTATGAAGTAGGTAGAGCAGCAGCAGCTGGTCCTGCTATGACTAGAGCGTCACAGCGAATGAAGGAACAACGTGAGCAAGAGGATCTTGCCAGACGTGGTCTGTTAACTAATGCGCTTTCTGGAACACTAACTCCAGAAGTTCTTGCAGAAAGAGCAGGAGAACGTGGTGTTTCAACACAAGATATTTTACAAGGACTTCAAATTCAAGAAACAGTTCAACAACGTGGTAGAGAAGCTGAAGAACGACGTAAACAGCCTATTCAAGAAAGAGGTAAAGGCCGTTTAAAAGCTATCGCAATGAACAACGATTTTGATCCTCAAAACGATAAAATGTTAAATGGCTACTTAGGAATGGCTGAAGCAATGCTTGTTTCACCGGACGAAGCCATGGATATTTTAAAGGAAGCAAAAGGTATCGGAACTAAAAGAGTTGTTAAAACTGATACTGTAGTTCTGAGAGACGCTGTAGGTAATAAATTTAATGATATTACTACTCATTTTGCTGACGGAACACGAGATCAAACCACATTGGCTGTAGCTGGTAACAGAAAAGGTAAAACTAAAGCTGGTCTTGAATATACAGGCGAAGAGCCAATAGGTGATACTATTATTATTTCTCGAACAAGCGGCGTCGGTGGCGAAGATAGACCACGTTTAGCACAAAATGTTCAAGAATCTAAAGACTTTGGTGAATTAAAGGTACAGGCTTCTGATAAAATTTTAGATTTAGTAGCAGAAAGAGACAACATAATAGCAGCGGTTAATCTTTTGGATACTTTTGAAACTGAAGGAATTGCAGAAAGTGTTGCTAACTTTATTCAAAGAGAAGGAGGCATTCAAGATCCTAACAAAGCAGAATACGAGTTAATTGTTGGTGAGGCTATGTTTAGTAGGTTAAAGCCTTTGTTTGGAGGTGTAATTAGTGATAGCGAGCGAGAAGCAATCAAAGCTTTATATGCTAATTTAAAAAGAGGCAACCCCGCAAACAAACGTATTTTAATGCGTCTTAAAACGATTGTAGAAAAAGCTATACAAAAACAAAACTTATTAAGAAATTCTGAAACTTTAGAAGATTACAATAGAAAACTAGATAAGTTTTTTGAGAAAACAGGAACTGACAACTATATTGCTCCTCCAGAATCTAAAGAAGAAAAACGACAGCAAGAAGATGTAAAATATATTTGGAATCCAGAAACTCAAAGCTTGGAGCCAGCATAATGCCACAAATAGTAAGCACACCACAAGGAAACATAAGTTTTCCTGATGACATGTCAGAAATGGAAATACAAGCAATATTAAGAAAAGAGTTTCCAAAAGGTTCTGTGCCTCCTCCTAGCGAACCTTTTGATATTTCTGACTTAACTCCTGTTGAATCAAAACCAATGGGTAGAAGAGAAGCAATGAATAAGGCTGCTGGAAACTACGTAGACTTTCTTACAGGTAATTTAGACATTCCTGCTGGAATAGGAGGTAGTATTGTAGGCGCTGCACAAGGAGCACGTTTCGGACCTTATGGTGCTATAGCTGGAGCCGTACTTTTAGGCGCTGGTGGTACAGGTGCAGGTTCTTTAGCTTCTGATTTGTTAACGGAAGAAGAGCTTGATTATGCAAAAGCTATCAAAGGGGCTGCAATAAGCGCAGGGTTTGATGTAGCAACTTTAGGTTTAGGTAAAGTAGTAAAAGTTGCTTTTGCTCCTCTTATTAAAAGAGCGTTTAATCAAGGAAAAACACCTGAACAAGTATTAAAAGAACTTTCTGAAAAGGCTGGAGCAGAACCAGCAGAAGCAGGATCTAGAGAATCTTTATTAGAAACTCAAAGATTTTTGTCAGAAAGAGGAGCTACTTTATATCCTAGCCAAATAGGAGAAGCAGGTCTTCCAGAAGTTATGGAAAACATATCTAGAATAGGTATGACTTCTTCTCCTCTAATTACAGCAAACGCTAGACGTATTAATGAAATAACAACTAATGAGTTAAACAACTTATTCAGTAAAAACTACATAGAAGTAGGGACAGACCCTGATAGTCTTGGTTATGCTGCGTTTTCTATTATAGATGCAGGTAAAAAGGCCGTAAACGCTAGTTATGGATCTACTATAGATGAGATAATTGTTAGAGCAGGAAATAAACCTGTTCCTGTAAAACCTATAGTTGACGCTTTTGAAAAATTCAAGGCAGATAACGTAACTGCTGGAATTGAAGGACCTTTGTTAGAAGACGCTACTCTAGAGGTTATTGATAATATTGTTTCTAGACTTTCTACAGAAACTTCAGTAACAATGCCTATATCCTCTTTGTTAAAATTAGACAGTCTTATTAATCAACAAATTAGCAAAGTAAGCGACATTAGTAGTCAAGCTTATAATTCTAATGCTACAAGGGAACTTACTCAAGCATCTATACAAATAAAAGGAACTATTCAATCTCTTTTAGAGAAAGTAAGTCCAGAAACAGCTGAAATTTATAAAGTAGCTAAAAAAGAATATGCCGAAGGTATACAAGGCATATTGCCAGAGATGAATTCACGTTTTGTAAACAACGCAAATAAAGGTAATTACACCGCTATAGGAAATCTTATTTCAAACACGGGTAATTTGTCACAATTAAAAGCATTAAAAAACTCTATGCAGGAGTCTTTTAAAAGAGTTAGTAAAGAGCAGGAAAAACTTCCTGGCTTTGTTTCTCAAGATGATGCAAACAAACTAATAAAACTTGCTTTCTTAGAAAAGACTTTCCCTACATTGTCTGCAGGAACTATTAAAATAGAAGACTATGCAAATTTAGCTAAGCGTTTTTCAAAGCCTGCTGAACAAGCAAGAATGAGAATAATTTTAGGGGATGACTACGGAACAACAAAAAGACTTATAAATTTAATGCAAGAAGCTTCAGAAAAATCAAACAGTAATTTAGGTATTTTGGCTTTAAGGTCAGAAGAATATAGATCAATTTCTAACGGACTTCAAGCAACCATGATTCCTGGATCAGCTCTTGGTGGTCCTGCTTTTTGGGCTACGGCTGGTGCTGTTCTTACGGTTCCTCGTATGATGGCTAATTTAGTAACTAATCCTAAGTATGTTAATAAATTAATAACTTTTCAAAATAAAGATTTTAAAACAACAGACGCAATGCAAGCAGCGGCAGCTACTTTAATTGGTGACATTTGGCTTGCTTTACCAGAAGAAGAAAAACAAGCTATTTTAGAACAGGTCTTTGAAATGGGCCAACAAGAAGAGCAATAAAAAAGGGGTCATAAGACCCCTTAAGTTTACAACTCACAGTTATTACCAGTGCAGGCTAACTGTTGAGACCCTTCCGTCATATCTGAGTCTTCTGAGATTGCCCAATCAATGGTCTCAGGAAACTCTTTCTTCAGCTTCTCATAGGTCTCTAAGTCTATGGGTTCATAAGGCGCTTGTTGGTACGTATGTTCGGAATAAGGGAGAAAACTAACTCCACTTATCTTGTCGAACTTGTTGTACAACCACTGACCCACTTCCAAGAACTCATCGTCACGGTAGTAACAGGTCATAGACGGCTTATGTTCACACCAGTAGTCCTGGTAAATTTCCCATAGCTCAAGTTGTTCCATTGCTCCCATCTCAGACGCCACCACAGCGCCTTCAGGAGACTTTATTGGGAAGGAGAATACCTTAGTACTAGGAGACATTACGTCGTCCTCTACGGGTATTCCTGCTCCTTCAAGGACTGTACACAGTGGGTCTCTTGCGTCTGCTCTGACTCGTCTAATGTACTGGTGTGCGTATCGTGGATGTATACCACTAGCAGAATCCACCAGTTGACTAACAGTACCAGAAGGCTTAACGGCGGTGATAGCGCAACTAGTATTAATAGCCAGTCGGTCAGCCCATGATTTATTCGTAGCGATAGACTCTTCACGTAACTCAGTAAGCCATGTCTTGAGTACACCTTTGTCTCTCCTTCCCGACAACGTCGGATGATCCATGATGCCCGTCAAGCTAACACCAAGCAGTGCTTCCTCCTCTGTGTTGTTCTTCCATACCTTACGTAAGTAACGGAAGTCTGTTAAGGTAGCCTGTAAAGTTCCAAGGATAGTCGCAACACGAACTTTTCGTTTGAGGTCTGACAACGTATCGGATGCCCTGACAACAACTTCCGATAGATTACAGAACTGGTAAGGTCGGAGGATGATTTCGCTACATGGATTAGTTCCAAAATCATAGGTAGCATCTCGTCGCTCGTTCTTTGCAGCTTGTTTTTGGCTTGCAACTCTAGAGAACATACCTCGTTCTCCTGAACGGGACTCGTATAAACTTTTCCATTCATCTAAAAATGCCTCAAAGTC